GGTGTTCACGTTCCTGAACCGGGATCGGTTGTTGCAGGGGTTGGGGCAACCGGAGTTCAAGAAGGTCATCCCGATTTATGAGGCGTTGAACAAGATGGCTACCGACATGATGGTCGGTGGGGAGTTCCATGCGTTGCCGCGTCGGTGGGCGGTGAACGTGGCTGCCGCGGATTTCGTTGACGCTGATAACAACCCATTGACGCCGTTGGAGCAGATCATCGGGGCGATCTGGAATGTCCCGGGTGAGCCGGGTGGTGATCCGGTGCAGTTGGGGCAGTTCACGGCGTCTGATCTGTCGAACTTCCACAACACGATCAAACTGCTGTTGCAGGTGGCTGGGCACATCATGGGGTTGCCGGCTGCGTACACGGGGTTTGCGTCGGATAACCCTGCTGCTGAGGGCGCGATCAAGGCTGGGGAGATCCAGTTGATCAAGGGCAGCGAGCGTAAGCAGGTGACGTTGTCGCCGCCGTGGAAGCGGACGTGGCAGACGGTGATGCGTATCCGTGATGGTGTGTGGTCTGAGGATGCGAAGCGGTTGAAGATTATGTGGCGTGATCCTTCGACTCCGACGATCGCGCAGAAGGCTGATGCGGTGTCGAAGTTGGTTGCGACGACGAATAAGCAGGGTGTTCCGATTGTGCCGATTGGTGCTGCCCGGGAGTTGATGGGGTTCTCCGCTGGCCAGCGGGATTCGATGGCGGCTGAGGATGCTAAGGCGTTGGCGTCGGGTGTGAACGCGATCCGGGATTCCTTCGGGCCGTCGTTCTCTGACGCTGCTGTTCAGTGACCGCGCCGGTTTCTACCCGGGACGCTGCTGAGTTCGCCGCCCTAGCCGCGTTGGACCGTCGGACTGTGTCGGACATCCTGGAACTGTGGGCGTTGCTGGACCTGGGTGATTTGCAGGGGTCGTTCGTGAACGACATCCTGCCTGACGCGGGTGCGGTGATGGTTGAGGCGCAGGCGGAGGCCGCTGCTATCGGCGGGGCTTACGTGGACGCTGAGGCCGCTTCGTTAGGTGCCCGTACGGGGTCGGGGTTGGACCCGTGGGGGTTCGCCGGCACCGCATCGGATGGGCGTTCGTTGACGGGGTTGCTGGTACAACCGTTCATCCAGACGTTGAACGCAATACATCTGGGTGCGCCCGGTGATCTTGCGTTGCAGGCCGGGGCGGAAGCGTTGGACCGGATCGCCACGACGCAGGTGCAGGACGCCGGCCGGGCTGCTGAGGCCACCGCCATCGCGGGGAACCGGGACGTCAAGGGATATCTGCGGCAGGTGGAACCCGGTGCGTGCTCGAGGTGCATCATCTTGGCGGGCAGGTTTTACCGGTTCAATGATGGGTTCGATAGGCACCCGTCGTGTCGGTGTTCGCACCGTCCGGTGACGCGTGAGTCTGAGCCGCAGTCGCCGTTGGAGTTGTTCAACGGGATGTCCGTGGCGGAGCAGGATCGGGTGTTCACGAAGGCGGGTGCTGACGCGATCCGGTTGGGTGCGGAACCGAACCTTGTGGTGAACGCCAGGCGTGGGATGTCGAAAGCGCAGTCTGGTCGGCTCACCCGTGTGAATGTTGGTGGTCAGCAGGTGTTCACGACCACGGAGGGCACATCGAAGCGTGGGCTTGCTTATCAGCGGCTCACGGATGGTGCTACGGGTCGGAAACGGAAGGTCACCCGGTTGATGCCTGAGTCGTTGATTGACCTTGCGAAGGACCGCGAGGACGCAATCCGGTTGCTCCGGTTGCACGGTTACATCCTCTGAAAACTTCCCACCCTTCGGTGGGTTTCGCTTACGACGGGCGCAATCGTCGGGCTTTGCGGACGCGCTACGGGAGGAACAACAGAGATGGGTGACACCACCACTGACCAGGCAGGCAAGAAGGACGACGACGGCGGCAGTAAGGACGCGCCGAGAACGTTCACTCAGGCTGAACTGGACACGATCATCGGGCAGCGGATCGCGCGGGAGCGCAGTAACTTCGCTGATTACGATGATCTGAAGGCCGCGAAAACCGAACTGGACCAGATCAAGGACGCTAACGCGTCCGAACTGGAAAAGGCCGTGAAAGCAGCCAAGGCGGAAGGCATCTCTGAAGCCACAACGCGCGCTGATCAGCGCATTGTTGCGGCGGCTGCGCGTGCTCTTGCGGCTGCGGCTGGCTTCCATGAACCGAAGGACGCACCGAGACTTTTGGACTTGTCCAAGGTCAAGGTGAACGCCGATGGGGAGGCCGATGAGGACGCTATCCAGGCGATCATCAAAGCCGAAGTTGAGAAGCGTGCGTACCTCGTGAAGTCCGACGACAAGGACACAAAGCGGGGAATGAGGCGTGACCCCGGGCAGGGTGCCCGGACTGGGGAGAAGCCATCCGGCAGGGAAGCCGGTATGGCTGAGATCGAGCGGCGCTTCCCCAAGCGCGTTACAACCTGACAATTCGTTCCTGAAAGGAGCGCCAATGAGTACCGACATTTCGGTTTCAACTGTGGCGTCTTACCAGGCTGAGAAGCGCTCCTGGCTGCTCAGTTCTCACGGCACTGAGCCGGGTACGACTCCCTCCATCAATCTGGACGTTTCGGCGTTCACCGCGGCCACTCACTACCCCAACGGTTACCTCCTGTCGGGGATCGTGCTGGGGAAGATCACCGCCACCGGCAAGTACGGCCCGTACGTGGATGCTGCTGTTGACGGCACCGGCACTGCGGCTGGGTTCCTGTTCTCTTCGGTGAAGGTGCCGAACACCGCGGACACCACGAAGGACACCAACGGTGCCCTGGTGGCGCATTGTTTCGTGGATGCGGCGAAGCTGCCGATCGCGAACGCTGCCACTGGTGGTGGGTTCATCGACGCCAACGGGCGGACCGACCTCAAACTCGTCCACTTCACGAACTGATCGGGGGACTAACTCATGGTTATTTTCTTTGATGCCCCGGTCGAGCCGGACGCACTGACCACCTACGTGCGGAATGTGCCGCTGAACACGAGTCTGCGGTTGCAGCAGTTGTTCCCGAACAAGCTGCACGTGAACAACACCGTGAACTTCGCGGAGATCGTCCGGACCAACCGCACCGCGCGGTACCGGTCGTACGACGGTCGGATTCACGTGTCTGAGCGGGACAGCGGTTCCGAGAAGCTCGTGAAGCTGGCGCCCCTCTCGACGTCACTGTCGATGGGTGAGTACGAGCGGCTTCAGTTGGAGTTCGCGCGTACCGCCGGCACGAACCAGCAGGCTCTTGCGGCGTCGATCTACGACGACGCGACGAACCTGACGCAGGAGGTTCACAACCGGTGGGAACAGGCGTGGGGTGATGTCCTCACCGATGGGAAACTCACCATCAACGAGGAGGGGTTCCAGTCGGAGGCTGACTACGGTGTGCCTTCGGGTGTGACCGCGTCCACCCCGGGTGGTTCACAGCTGGTTTCGGCTGGCACCCCGTGGACGACGATCGCGACGGCGGACGTCCTCACTGATCTGATCACGTGGACGGATGTTTACATCGCGAACAATGGGTTCGCCCCGGCGTCGTTCCTGACTTCGCAGCGGGTGATGCGTCTGTTCCAGACGAACGCGAAGATCATCAACGCGATCAAGGGTTCCGCGGCCGGCGTCAGTCGGGTGAACCAGAACGACGTGGTTGACCTGTTGTCGTCCAACGGGCTGCCGACTCCGCTGCTGCCGTACGACGCGCAGGTTGACATCGACGGCACCAGTACCCGTGTCATCGCTGATGATCGGGTTGTGTTCCTGCCTCCGAACCTTGGGGATCTCGGGCACAACGCGGTTGGTGTGTCTGCGACGGCGTTGGAACTGGTCAACGCTGCGCAGTCGGACCTGTCGTTCGAGGACGCTGGTGGCATCGTCGGTGTTGTCATCAAGTCTGGGCCTCCGTTCCGGCAGTGGGTTTATGTTGATGCCGTGGGCATGCCGGTACTCGACAATGCCCGCCTGCTGATGGTTGCGGACGTGATCTGACATGGCGAAGAAGCTGGGTGACACCACCGTTCATGTTCAGACCCCGGAAGGGGCCGTTGTTTACGGTCCTGGTGACACGGTGTCGGCTGAGCACGCGAAGCTGATCACCAACCCGAAGGTGTGGGCTGAAGAGGACGACGACCCCAAGCCTGCGGCGAAGAAGTAGGGGGTGACGCCAGATGGAACCATTCGCCACCCCGAGTGACGTTGAAGCCATCTGGCGGACCCTGACCGATCAGGACACGATCCGGGTGTTCGCGCGGATCGCGCAGGCGTCCCGGATGGTTCGGGAGCAGGTCCCGGATGTGGATGCCCGGATCGCTGCGGGCACGTTAAGCGCTGACACTGTGCGGGATGTCGTGGTTGACATGGTCGAGCGGGTCGTGTCGGTTGACCGGTTCGTGCGTCAGGGGTCCGTTGCTGTTGACGATGGGTCCGAGTCCAAGACGTATGTGTCCGCGGTCGCTGACGGTGAGTTGTTCATTTCGCCGGCTCAGTTGCTGCGGTTGCAGGGTCGTTCGGTGGCTCGTTCGCGGGCGTTCACGATTTACCCCGGTTCGGGGCAGTCGTGGACCTGACGGGTGCGTTGGCGAGTCTGCAATCTGTTGCTGTGTCGCGGATGCGTGACCGGTGCACGGTGACTGTTCCGTCTGCTGGTGGTGGCACGGTTGACCCCGGCACGGGGTTGGAAACGGACCCGGCTGGTGCGCTGCTGTATTCGGGTGTGTGTCGGTTGCGTATGGCTGGCACGATCTCAGGGTCGTCGGCGCGTGAGGTTGCGGGTGATCGTGTCTCAACCAGTAGCCCGACCCTGTCGGTTCCTGTGACAGCACCGCGTGTTCCGGTTGGGGCGATCGTGTTGATCACGGGTGTGCCGGCGGATGACCCTGCTGGGCACCTGCGGTTGGGGCTCCGGCTCAGGGTGACCGGTTTGGTGATCGGGACTGATATGACGGCGCAACGGGTGACGGTTGAGGCGGTGACCGGCTGATGG